CGACCGGACGGAACTGGAGAACCTGACCGTGCCGAACGATTGGTGCCGGTACGCCGCCATCGACCCTGGTCACGCCGTCACGTCGGTGCTATTCGCCGCCGTGCCGCCTGACGAGTCGATGCTGCTGGTCTACGACCAACTCTACATTCGCAACTGCAACGCCATCGTGTTTGGCGAGAAGATGCAGGAGAAGTGCAAGGGCCAGAACTTCTACGCCTTCATCATCGACATGCACGGCGGCCGGCTTCGCGAGATCGGCTCCGGACGCCTGCCGGTGGAACTGTACACCGAGCAACTCAAGTCGCAGGGTGTGTCCAGCGAGACGACGGGGCACAGTTTCCTGGCGGGGTGCGACGACGTGCAGGCCCGCATGTCGGCTGTCCGGAACTACCTGCACATCCGCCCTGACGGCAGGCCCATGCTGCGGGTGCTGCGGAATGCCGTCCCCGACCTGGAGCGGGAACTCAAGCGGTACAAGCACAAGACCCAGTTGGTGGGGGGCACCTACGTCGTGACCGACCAGCCCAACACGCGGGGCGAAGTCCACGCCTGCCAGTGTTTGGAGTACCTCTGTGCCTATCGACCTCGCTGGCACAAGCCTAAAGTCGATGTCGGTCCAGATCCCTGGTACGTCGAGTGGGCGAGGAAGCGCAAGAAGCGTCTCGCCGCCGACTCCGACGAGTACATCTTTTTAGGCCCACAGTCAGGAGCAAAGTATGGAAGCCGAGTCCTTTAGCCCGCCGGCGGTTCGCGTGGGCGACAGCGTCTACTGGTATCACGACCCGCTCAACTGCAACGAGCCGACGCTCGGGTGGATCGTGGAGCGGCCGGGCGTCATGACGGTCAGCGTCCTCACCTTTTCTCCGAACACGGGCTTCTTGGAGCGGCCGTCGGTGCGTCACAAGGACGATCCCGGCTTGCAGGAGCACTCCGAGTGGCGGCAGTGGGGCTGCTGGGACTTCACGCCGCAGTCGTCGCAGATGCGAAAGATGGATGGCCTTGTGGCTCAGATCGCCAGCCTGACGGAACAGGTGGCCCTTGCAAGGAAGCAAAACGGTGGAACCAAGAACGGGTGAGGACGCCCTTCGCTCTCTAGCGAATGGGTGGCTCAAGAAGATCGAACTGTCTCTCAAGCACAAGCGTCCTTTCACGGAGGACGGCCGGGAGGCCATGTCGTTCTTCGACGGGCCGCACAACTGGTTCTGGAAGGACACCTACGCCCGCCACGAGTACGGCTACAACCGGACCATCGCCCCGCCTGCGTTTCGCATGCAGGTCAATCGCGTGTTTGAGGCCGTGAAGTTGTTTGGCAGCGTCATCTACCACCGCAACCCGGTGCGGACGGTGACGCCTGCCAAGTACCCGTTCGTGTCTCCGGAACTCGTGGGCGTCGCGGACGAGCAGTCCATGATGGCCTACCAGCAGGCGGCGCAGGAGACGATGCAGCGCTCGGAAGTCCGCAAGGTCGCCGCATTGCTGATGGAGCGGTATCTGAACTACACGCCCAACGAACTCGACCTCAAGACGCACAGCCGTCGCGTCGTGGATGAGGCGATCATCAAGGGCATGGGCGTGTGGTGGACCGAGATGGTTACGATTCCCGGCTCAGACATCGGCATCATCGGGTCGTTTGCCGACAGCGTGGACAACTTCACTCTCGATCCGGACGCCACCGAGATCGAGGACATCACATGGTGCGCCCGGAGATGCACGCACCCAATCGACGTGGTGGCGCGCCAGTACGGGCTGGATCGCGACCAACTCAAGGGCCACCTGGACGGCGCCAAGCCGATTGACGGCGAAGGTGACAACCAAATCTTCACGGAGGACGACCAGACCTACAAGGGACGCAAGGCTGGCAAGTCCAACGAACTGGTCACCTACTGGAAGATTTGGAGCAAGACGGGACTGGGCGACCGGCTCAAGGACATGCCGAAGGAACTGATCGGCACCTTCGACGCCGTTGGCGACAACTGCTACATCGTCGTCTGCGAGGGCATCCCGTACCCGCTCAACATGCCGCCTTCGGCGTTGGAGGAGCAGGTCGATGAGGCGACTGGCATGCCTCCGGGACTGTTCCGTGCCGTGCAGTGGCCGATCCCGTTCTGGGCGGAGGCCAATGGCTGGCCGTTCGTGGCCCTCGACTTCCACCGCAAACCGGGCTACGTGTGGCCGATCAGCCACATCAAGCCGGGCATCGGCGAACTGCGGTTCTTGAACTTCGCGATGTCGTTCATCGCCCAGCGTGTCGCCACTAGTTGCGAGACGCTGCTTGGCGTGAGCAAGGCTGCGGACCAGGACATCAAGGATCAAATCCTGTCGCAGTCCGAAAAGGGCTTCAAGGTCGTGGAGATCAGCGAGACGCTGGGGCGGAGCGTCAACGACCTCATCTCGGTGTTCCAGTTGCCGGAGGTGTCGCCGGAGTTGTGGCGTATCGTGGACGCTGTTGCCCAGCAGTTCGACAAGCGCGTTGGCCTCACCGAACTCGCGTACGCTATGTCGTCGAGCCAGATACGGAGCGCCACAGAGGCCAACGTGAAGGCGGAGCAACTGTCTGTTCGTCCGGACGACATGGCGAATCGACTGGAGGACTCTATGAGCCTTCTGGCCCGCCGAGAGGCGCTGGCAGCCCGGTGGCTGCTCCGGCCGCAGGACGTGGAGTCCATCGTCGGTCCGCTGGGGGCTGCCGCATGGGGCCAGCACATCGCCAGCATGGACCCGGCGACGGTGGCCCGTGAGTTTGAGTACCGGGTAGAGGCGGGGTCAGCCCGCAAGCCCAACAAGGCCACCCGCGTCGAGCAGATGCAGGCGGCACTCCAGACGCTTGGCCCGATCCTGCAAGGGCTGGTTCCGATGGGGATGGTGGATCCGCTGAACGCCTTGATTTCTGACTGGGCCGACAGCCTGGACATCGACGCCAAGCCGTACCTGCTTCCGCCTCCGCCGCCACCGCCTCCTCCTCCCGGCCCTCCTGGAATGCCTCCAGGTCCGCCTGCTGGCCCAGAGGGTGCCGCACCCGATCAGCCGCCACCGATGCCAGAAGGTCCGCCCCCGCAGGTGCCGCCCGAGATGCAGCCGTGACAGGACAAGAACCTATAGGTGCCATGAAAACTGCCATTCAACTCCCGCCAGAGATTGCCGCCTCCAGTGCGGAGGTCCGCACGCACTACGCCCGCCTCATTGCGGACGGGCAGACGGAGCGGTTTGCGGCCATGTGCGCCCTGCGTCAGCCTCCTGGCACGCGAGGCAGCGACCGGGCTTTCATGCAGGGTCGGCTGGGCGGCGAGTGGCTCAACAACATTCCCCGCAAGCAGGCGGACTGGCTGATTGGGCAAGCCCGCGCCGCCGGGATCAACACCACCGGCAAGTTCTACATGGGCGGCATCGCGGACAAGCGGGGCCACCGCGACCCGGAGGCGTGGGTGGACTCGACCGCCGACATTCTGCGGGTCGCCAAGAAGCGCGACCTGGAGGTTCACGGCATCGTGGACTACGTGCCGCCGGAGAAGGGGCCGCCGAAGGAAGTGGACATCAATCCCCGCATCCTGCGTGAGCATGTCCGGGAAGAGATGAAGAACAACCCGAAACTCAAGCGTGGCGAGGCCATCGAGAAGGTGAAGGACCGCATCGTGCCCCACTGGAAAAGGAAGAAGAAGTAATGCCGAACAAGATCGAGCGACTCAACTCCGTGACTGGCACGTTCGTCGCCACCAGCAGCGCCGCGACGAGCCCGAAGATTCCGTTCGCTGCCGCAGCCGGCGGCGTGCTCATCGTGGACGCCGTGTCCAGTGCCACGACGCTTACGTGGCATGTCGCCTTCGGTCCGGAACTCACGCCCGTGCCGCTCAATGCGGACGGCTCGGGTGTGACCACGACCATTGCGGCCAACAACGCCTACACGCTGCCCGATGCCATGTTCGCCGCTCCGTTCATCGTGGCGGTGACGAACGCGGGCACGGCGACGTTCCGCGTGAGCGTGAAGGGCTGATTATCCGGTCACGCAGGGGGCGTCGATGTACTACTGCGGGCAGGACATTCTAGAGTACCTGATGAACTCCGTTGGCGGCGGGGCTCAGGACAGCGAGCCTCGCCT